TGAGATTATCAATCCCGCCGATGGGAAACTGGAATTGCAGCTTATGTGCAAACGGGTGGCGTGATATGGGCGACATAGTGACGATACAACTGGAAGGCATACCGGAGCTTGAGCTTGCGTTGAAGAATATTCGCGGGCCGGAGCTGCGTAAGGCCACCATGCGTGCCGCCAAGAACGGCGCGGAGGTGATTCGCGCCCAAGCGGCGGCGAACGCGCCGTATGACGCGGGCACAAATAACCTGTTCCCTGAAGGGCACAAGAAAGCGGGCTCGGCGGCGCACCTCAAAGACAATATCACGCTGACCGTCAGCACTGACTCATTGAAAGGCGAAGTGCGGGCGAGAGTCGGACTCCACTGGCGGGTGTGGTATGGTCGTCTCGTCGAGTTCGGCCACGCGCTGGCTGTCCGTTCCCGCAAGTCCGGCAAGCGGTGGGTTTATAAGGTAATCGGGCGCGTTGAGGCCAAGCCGTTCATGCGTCCGGCGTTTGATTCAAAAAAGGAAGCGGCGATTCAGGTCTGCGACGCGGAATACCGCAAGCTGGTGGCGAAATACGGAGGTTCAAGTGACCGCTGAACAGGCGTTGTTTGAACTGCTGACGCATGACGCTGGCATGTCGGCGATTGTCGGCGACAGGGTCTATCCGGTGCGTCTGCCGGATGAGGTTATTCTGCCCGCGCTGGTCTACATGAAAGCGTCGTGCATACGTTACGCCTCGCACGGCGGGCCGTCAAAGCTGGCTTCGTCGCGGTTCCAACTGGATTGCTACTCGGCGGATTATCTGGAGGCCAAACGGCTGGCATTGGCAGCGGTAGCGGCGTTGCACGGCAAGAAGGGCGGCGACATACAAGCAGCGTTTAACGATAACGAAACGGACGGATTCAGCGCGGACGACGGAATCTTTCGCGTCACGGCTGACATCCTTATTTGGCACAGGGAGGATTAATATGGGCGAAGGAATAAGCGCGTTCGGCACAACGCTTAAAATCGGCGACGGCGCTACGCCGGAAGTGTTCGCGGCGATAGCCGAGGTGACCAATGTCGGCGGCCCCGGCATAAGCATGGACACGGTGGACATCACCAGCCACGGTTCCGCCGGAGGCTGGAAGGAATACGCGGGCGGTTTGTTGGACGGCGGCGAAATAAAGCTGGAGCTTAATTTTCTGCCCGCCAACGCAAGCCAGCAGTCGCTTTCTACGGCTATGGCGGCGCGAACAAAGAAAAACTTCAAGCTCGTGTTCCCGGACAGCCCGGCGACGACATGGAGCTTCGCGGCGTTCGTGACGAATTTCGAGCCTTCCGCGCCGGTTGACGGCAAGCTGGGCGCGAGCGCGACGCTGAAAATCACAGGCCAGCCGACCTTATCGGCATAGGAGCTAAACATGCTGCTTAACAAAGAACAGATAAAAAGCGTGTCCGACTTGGAGACGCTGGACGTGGAAGTCCCCGAATGGGGCGGCACGGTGCGGCTTAAATCGTTGACGGGCGCGGAGCGCGACAGGTTCGAGGCGGGCGTAGTGCAGGGGCAGGGCCGCAACACCACGGTCAACATGCAAAACCTGCGTGCGAAACTGGTGGCGCAGTCGGCAATCGGCGAGGACGGCAAGCCGCTGTTCACGGAAGAGGATGTGAAATGGCTGGGCGAGAAATCCGCGAAGGCGTTGAACCGGCTGTTTAACGCGGCGCAACAGTTATCCGGCCTCAGCGAAAGCGATGTGAAGGAACTTGCCGGAAATTTCAAAGACGCCCGGAGCGACGGTTCTACTTCCGCCTAGCATTGGCTCTGGGCATGACGGTAAGCGAGCTGTTAAGCCGGGTCAGCTCGCGGGAGTTAACCGAATGGCAGGCGTATTACGGCGTGGAGCCTTTCGGCGAGGACAGGGCGGACCTGCGGGCCGGAATAGTGGCCTCGACGGTGGCGAACGTGTTCCGGAAAAGCGGCACATCGCCGTATAAAGCGCAGGACTTCATGCCGAGATTCGGCAGGGAGAAGCAAGACTGGCGGCAGTTATTGGAAAAAGTGCGGACGATAAACGCGGCATTAGGCGGAACTTATGGCGACAATAGGCAACCTGATAGTGAATCTGACGGCGAGAACAGCCAGCTTTGAGGAAGGCATAGCCAAAGCTGAGAAGACGCTTGCCCGCGCTGGCAGGCGGTTCACTACGCTCGGCAAGGAAATCACTTACGGGCTGTCGCTGCCGTTCGCCGGTGCCGCGTTATCCGCCGTGAAATTCGCCACCGAGTTCGACGAAAGCCTCGATAAAATCGTAGCGATTATCGGCGTGAGCCGCGAGCAGGTGGACGCATGGCGCACGGACATACTGAAACTGTCCACGCAGACCGGCAAAGGGCCGAAAGAGCTTGCTGACGCTATGTATTTCGTCGCGCAGGCGGGACTCAAAGGCTCGGACGCGCTGGAGGCGTTGAAAGCGTCCACAATGGCGTCGGCGACAGGCATGGGCGATACGAAAACCGTCGCTGACGCTGTAACCTCCGCATTGAACGCCTACGGCCCCGCAAACCTGAATGCGGCGACGGCAACCGGCATTCTTGTGGCTACGGTTCGCAACGGCAAAATGCAACTGGACGAGCTTGCGCCTATTATCGGCAAGCTGCTGCCGGTATCGGCGCAGTTGGGCGTATCGTTCGGCGAGGTATCGGGCGCGGTGGCGGCGCTGTCGCGCATGGGCATGGGCGCGAGGCAGACGGTCGCGGCGTTGCGCGGCGTGTTCATGACGTTGCTGAAACCGACGGACCAGACGCGGACCACGCTGGAGTGGGTCGGGCTGTCGTTTGAAGGTTTGCGCCGCCAGTTGAAGGAAGAAGGTTTGCTTTCCGTCCTGCAAACGCTCAAGGAGCATTTCGGCGACAACGAACAGGCGATGGCGCGGGTGTTCCCTGAGGCTGAAGGGCTGGTCGGGCTTTTGAACCTAATCGGCAAGAACGGCGAGGCAGCGCGCGCGGTAATCGCCGACGTGGCAAAGGCTACGGGACAGGACCTCAAGAACGCTTTCAATATCGCAAACCAAGACGCGAGCCAGCAATTTGCGAAGGCTCTGGCGGTGTTGCAGGTCGCGCTAATCAAACTGGGCGACATAGCTTTGCCCACGGTGATTAAGCTGACGCAAATGCTGACCTCGGCGGTGCAGAAGGCGACAGCGTTTATTGCCGGGCTGGACCAACCGACAAAGAATTGGCTGGTGACGCTTGGGCTGATTATCGCGGCATTGGGTCCGGCGGTATGGGGCTTGGGATTGTTCCTCTCGGCGTTGAGCGGCCTTGCGCCGATATTGGGCTGGGTAATCGCGGCGTTCAAACTGGTTATCACGGCGATGGGCGCGTTGGCAGGTTCGGCGGGGATTATCGCTGTCGCGCTTGTCGCCGTCGGGTTAATCATAATAGACAAATGGTCCGTCATCGTAAAAACATGGGAAAGTCTGATGGGGATATTCCGCGAGGTGTGCCGAAGCTATATGGACGACGTGCTGACCATCGCGAACTTCTTTGCCCAATTCTTTCAAGACAGATTCCAATCCCTGAAAAATTATTTCAAAAATTGGATTCGCGATTTCATGACGGTGGCTGAGTATCTGCACCTTGATTCCGCCGTGAATGCAATAAAACAGTTCGTGAACGACACTTCCGAGTCGTTGGGCAATTCGCAAATCGGGCAGTCGCTCAAGGGCGTGGCGGACGATGTGAAAAAATGGGGCGGCGTTATCGGCGAAACCGCGCTGAATACGGGAAAAGACATCGCGCAGAGCGTCGCCGACGGCTACGGCAAGGCGCAGGATTTTGTCGGCGACAATCTGGGGACAGTCAAAGGGGTGTTCACCGGCACGATTGCCGCGCCGACATTGAACACGCCCTCCGCTCCGGAGATGCCGAATATCGGCGCGGATGCGCCGCAACAGGCGTCCGTGTTCGCTACCGCATGGCAGGACGCTTACAACCAAGTGTTCGTGTCGGCGACAATGCTCAAGGATAATCTCGCCGCCACATTTAACGCCGCGATATCCGCGCTTGCCGGAGGGTTTGAGGAGCTGTTCGTCGCCATCGAGCAGGGCACGGTAAATCTCGGCGACATTATGGAAGGCGTGTGGCAGTCGTTCAAGGCCAGCCTCTATAAAATCCTTGCCGAAATCCTCGCCAAAAAAGTCGTGATGTGGACGCTGGAAAAGGCGCAGATTGCCGCTATGGCGTTGTTTCAGACTTCAACCACAACGGCAGTTTCGGCGGTAAAAACTGCGGCTACCGCAAAAGAGGTTATGGAAAGCTCGGCAGCGGCACACGCCGAAATAGCGCAAGCGGCAGCGGTGGGCCAAGCGAAGGCCGTCGCGGCGCACGCGGGCATCCCGTTTATCGGGATTGCCATTGGCTTGGCGGCAGCGGCGGCGATACTGGCGATTATTCTTGGATTTTCCGGCGGGTTCGCGCAAGGCGGCAGGCCACCGGTTGGGCAAGCCGCGCTTGTCGGCGAGAAAGGCCCGGAGCTTTTCATTCCGGATACCGCAGGCGCAATCATACCCAACAGCGGTTTATCGTCCGGCGAAAACGCGAGCCAAAATAATGTTTTCAATATCACCATGAATTTGCAGGTGGCGAATCTGGACGCGAACGAACGCGAGAAGGTGCTGGGCGCATTGGCGGAACAGATACGCAGGCGCACACCGAACGCTTTGGCCTTCGCGGTCAACAGCCGCGACGCGGCGTCGGACAACAAGCGGAGGGCGGTATGAGCGATTATCCCGTTTTCTGCGGCCCCAACGCCGTCAACGAAAACAGCCGTATAACGGTGTCCGGCGGCGATGCTGTGAAATACCGGCTCTATGACCGCGACTATAACGCGTTTTGGAAAACCGCCGGGCAAAACAGCGACGGCTCCACAGCGAGCGTTGAAATCCTTTTCCAAGAGAACGGTGTAGACGCGCTCAAAACCATAGACACCGTAATCCTGCAAAACTGCAACGCGCTGTCCGCCGTCGTGGAGTTCAAATCCCCGCTCGGCTGGGGCGACGCGGTAACGCTTAACGCCGCCAACCGTATCAGCATATCGCTCAAGGGACAGTTTGCGGCAAAGCAGGCATACGGACTGCGGATAACATTCAGCCAGACGCAGACACCCAACCAAGAGAAGCAAATCGGCGAAGTCTGGGCTTTGGAAACGCTGCTGGTTTCGTCAAAAGGTTTTTACAGCTACGAGCCGGGCTTCTCGGCGACGGATATTTCCACGCAGATGATGGACGGCGGCGTCAAAACCGCATTGGTCAAATGGTCGGGCGACAGGGTGACGCGCTGGGGCGCGAGCCTTGCCTTTGCCGGGCTTAGCCAAGCGGAGGCCGACGCGCTTTTAAGTATTTACAGCCTCGGCAATTTCGTGATTTATCCGGAGCCGGACGCGTTGCCGCAGGCGATATACGCAGTGTCGGCGTTGCGCGACAGTTTGTCCTGCGGCTATGTAAGCAAAAATAAATCCGGCGGGCTGACGGTCAGCTTCAAGGCGGTCGAGTCATGATAACGCTGTCGCAGGGAATACTGCAAGCGCAGAAACTGAACACCGCCAAGGTGCGGCGGCTGGTCGCGTATCGCCGTCGCTACTGGGACATTGAGGCGCAGGCATTCGCCTACGAGCCGCAATGGACTATGATTCCCGAAAAGTCTATCAGGGACATCAGTAAAACCAAGGAGGAGTTGGACGCCGTCCGCCTGAACGAGTTCCGCACAGGCTCGCTGACGATGCGCGTTTATAACGGCGCAAATGAATGGCTGGAACGCGCGGGCTACGGGATTTTCAAAAAGGACGCGACAGCAAGGCTCGGTTACACAGCCTACCGGACGATGTTCAAAGTCGCGGCGGTCTACCAGTTTTCCGACGGCACGGAGTCCGAGGAATTGCGCCTGTTCACCGGCTATGTATCCGGCATATCTTTTTATTCAGACGACAAGACCGCGCAAATCAGCCTAGACGCGCCGCACATTTTGCTGGACGACGCCGACGCGGAAAACTATTCAACAGCAATCAGCGGCGAGTTATTGGGTATCGGCGACGGCGTTACCAAAGAATTTACGACAAGCGGCAAAAACGTTGGCAGGATAAAGCGCGTTACGGCGGGCGGCGTGTTCAAAGCGCCGGGCTCGGATTATGACCTCTCCGACATTAGCGTTTACGACACGCCCGCTAAAATCGCCTTCGTGTCCGCGCCGTCTACAGGACAAGCCGTTGTCGCGGATTATCTGTGCTGGCATACGAACCTGCAAATCCATGAGGTGGTGAACGGCTTGCTGGATATTGCGGGCATAACGGACAGGCAGGGGGACGATGTTATATTCCCGAACCGCGTGTTCAAGAAAATCACGCACGCGCACGCCGAGGAAAACATCCGTTACGAATGCGACGAAATCCCGCAGAATGCCAACCCCGAATGGGAATTGTTTGAAGACACAGGCTCTTACACGGCAGAAATAGGGACTTACTGGCCCGCAGGGACCGGAGGCGGGAGCAATATCCTGACGATTTACACGCCGAACTATACCGCGTCAACCAAGAAATGGCGCAGGACAATCGGCGCGGCGGGAAACGGTTGCGTGATGGCGTTCAGCGCGATATCGGGCTACGCCAACGAATATGCCTATTTCGCGCTAAGCCACGGCGCGGACAAGGCTGAAATCCGGCTTGGCTATCAGGTCGGCGGCTCCGGCATCCACTGCCAAGTGCTGCTTAACGGCGTTGCGTTGTGGGGCGGCGGAACGCCCGCCAATTCGCAATATGTCCTCTACCACAAGCCGGGACGGGTGGTCGCGTTTATCGGCGGCGTCAAAGCCGTTGATTACAACTATACGTCCGGCGCAGGTGCGGACCCAATAGCCGAGTTCGGCTGCTGGACAACCGGAACGCCGAGGAACGCGCCGGTCTACATTGATTATATTCGCGTCTGCGGCGAGTTCGGCGACCTACCAGCGTTGCCCAATCTGCCTTTGCTTGGAAGCAAGCTCTACACGGCGGACGATTTAAGCGTTGATATAACCGCATTCGGCAGACTGGACGAAACGGTAACGCATTACAACGGCACGACGACCAGCTACAAAACACAGACCTCGCTCAATAACGCCGATTACACGCCGCTGGAAACGGTGGAAGAAGGCGGACGGATAGTAACCCCGCCGTTCCGTTATTTGAAAATAGAACTTACCCGCAGAAGCTCGGACAGCGGACAGGATTTTCCGGCGGTAGCCGAGCATAGCGTAACCTACGCCACGCTGACTGCGAAACTGCGGCTGGTGGATTGCTCCAGCCTGACGGGGCTGGACGCTATCGGAAAGCTGGCTGAAATCGCCTCTTACGAGTTCGGCTTTGACCGCATGGGCAAATTCTTTTTCAAATCGCGCGAATCCGGCATGGCAAGGCTGTGGCTGTGGGGCGATGACGACGTTTACTGGGGCGACGAGCGGATATTCTTTTACGACCAAGATATAGCCGGAATGCTTTCCACGCGCATCGCGTTTCCGCATATCACTTTGACGAACAGGGACATCAAAGAAATCAATCGCGTCAATGACGGTCTGAAGAATGTCTACAACAAAATAATTTCCAATTACGGCGATTACAGCGTCATCGCGGACCCTGACACATTCAACATGCCGAAGCCCAATTCGCAGACGCTCTATGGCGTGAAACAACTGACGGTGGGCGGCTCGCAGTTTTTGCTGGAGCAGGACGCGGATATCGCCACCGGCACAGCGCACGGTTATTACCGGCTCTATTCCGAGCCGCACAAAGAGTATGAGTTCAAAACCCGGTTCCTGCCGCAACTGGAAGCGGGCGACATGGTGCGGCTGCGCTACACGGACAAATTTCCCGATAACCCGAAGAAGGCATGGCACATCGGCGACACGGCGGCGCATATCGGCAAGACGGATATACATCTCTGGGGCCATGAGGGGCAATCGGCTTATGACATTGTCGGCAAGGTTTTAGAAGCGGCGCACGACTGCGTTCGCATGGAGTCCGAGCTGACGGTCAGGGAGGCGGCGTAATGGGCGACAAGCGGATTCCGGTTATCTTTCAGGACAGCGCGGCGGAAATCCCGTCGGCGTCGAAGTTCAACAACAATTTCAGCCATTTGAATCTTGTCCCATGGAACCTCATCAATAACGGCGGCATGGAGCAATGGGCTGGCGGGCCTGCCGTCGCGCCTGACGACTGGACATTGTTCGGCAACGGCGCGTCGGTCGCGCGGGTTACGGACAGGAAGCAAGGCGATTACGCCGCAGCGTTAACCTACGGCTCAAGCGACGCGTATTTGAAACAATCAGCCAGCGAACTTGCCGGATTAAAAAGCCATACGGTGAAGGCGTGGGCTTGGGTTAAGTGTTCCACGCCGAATGCGGCGAGATTGCGAATCCGGGACGGTATCGGCTCCAGCGTATCGGCATTCCACAGCGGTTCCGGCCTCTGGGAATTTATAGACCTCACGCACGAGACGGCAAGCTCGGCGACGGAACTGTCGGTAGAACTGCACATGGAAGCTGGCGGGACGACATATTTCGACGCGGCGGTACTGGTGGATTATGACGACATCACCGGCTTTTACCCCAGCGGCAAGGATTTAAGCGGCGAGCTTTCAATATCGGGATTGGCGAGCCTTTCGGCTGACCAGATATTCACCGGCGCAAACGCATTTACAGGGGCGGTGAATCTCAACGGGCAGGAAAACAATGTCCCCGCTTGGGAGAAATTCACCAAAAGCTATACGGATTTTCTGTCGGCGGGATACTTGAACACGATAACGCTGTTCACGCTTCCGGCTGGCGGCGTGATACACGGCGTGAAAATCAAGCACCGGGACTGTTTTTCGGGCAATTCCATTACGGGCTATACGATAGCGGTCGGCATAGACGGCGCGTTGGCGAAATACGCCTCGCCTTTTGATGTTTATCAAGTCTACGGCGACGATGTTTTTGAAATGGCATTAGGCTTCTTTTCAGAAAGCCACGCAAACGCCACGCTGGTCAAGGTTACGGCTACATCAATCAACGGCACGCTCAACATGGGCACGCAAGGCGTGGTGGATATTTGGGTTTTGAAATCGGTGGCAAAGTGAGGTGATTTATGACGGTAACGGTATTGAACATGGTCGGCAGAATGAAAAGCCAAGTATTCACGGCTTCCGGGACATGGACGCGCCCCGTCGGCGTGGATTATGTCCGCATAATGCTGGTTGCTAGCGGAGGCGGCGGAGGGGCTGGCGGGGGCAGCGCTACCCAATACGCGACCTCCGGCGGCGGTGGCGGTGGCGCGGGCGGTATTTATCAGGGCATTATAGCGGTCAGCGGAAACACAGCTGTAACAATTGGAGCCGGAGGTTCGGGTGGAACGGTATCAGTTGCAGGCAAAGGGAATAATGGCGGGGGGGG